CCAAAATCAGGAGCTAAGCAAATATCACAATTTTGATAAAATTCTGTGCTATCTCGGCGCGGTTCTCGTTCATACCAAAAACATCGACCATCTTTATCCATTACCCAATAATCATATCTATCAGATACACCATCCCAATCAATCACAAACTCATCTTGTAGCGCCTCTGGCAAACTTTTATCCTTGCGCTTTTCATATTCTGCAAGCATTGCTTCAGCAAGATTAAACGCTGACTCTGATATATTCTCTAAAATTAATTCTGGCATATAGCTAAATTTTTCACTAACAAACTTACTCAGCATTATTTTCGCATAATCATGCGCCAATTCTAATTTATTCATTTTCCTCAACCTCAATTAATTTGTTTTGATACCACTGCGCTTTCTTTAAATCTTCAACACCATTTTTAAGCTTATAGCGCCATTGATACTTAAAAATATTCCCACGCACATAACCTATAAACTCTTCACGACTTAACATGGCTTGCATGGCATCAATGCATTCAATCGAGAAATTAGCGTAATGATTTAGAACCGCGCCGAGATAGCACAGAATTTTATCAAAATTGTGATATTTGCTTAGCTCCTGATTTTGGTTATAAAGGAGACTGGAAGCAATCATTGCGGAAGCGCCCAGAATGAGAGCAGCTAAGATTGATGCTAATCAAAATGAAATAGTAGCAGCGCTTAGGAAGATTGGATGTAGTGTCCAAATTCTTTCTAGTGTTGGGAAAGGGTGTCCAGATATTTTGGCGGGGTTTAGAGGTAAAAACTTCTTAATTGAAATTAAGGATGGCAATAAGCCGCCTTCAGGTCAAAAACTAACGACAGATCAAGTTGAGTGGCACGCTAATTGGAGTGGTCAAGTAGACGTGGCTAATTCAGTTGAGGCAGCTATTGAGATTGTTACTTGCAAATAATTGTGGTTTTGATAATATTGTTTTGCTGAGTGAATCCATGCGCGACATAATCAAGACCAAGTGACAATAAGACATCCTTACAATCTTGTGCTGTAGTATCAGTAAAGCAACTATTCGCACGTTGCCATCAGCGTGTAAACAAATGACTGCCAAGAAAGTTTGGTGTGGTTTAATTAATTGTATATAGCTTGGGGCATGCAATCCCGATTGATGTTAATTAAACTTGGCATACGCAGTGCCTGACCGCCTGAAAGTAGGCAATTTAGAGAAGTAATTAAACCCTGTGGATATACGCAGTTAAAGGCTAAATTACTTCATCTAAGTTAATAAATATTCACGAACGCCAAAACCCGAAAGGGAGATTACGTGATGCGAAAGGGAACAATGAAATGGCAACCCTTAGCCCCTAGATACAGTGTGGTATTAGCGCATAGACAAAATGCAAAGTGTATCAGTGTAGTCTGACAGCTTGGAAATAGACAGGCAATTTAGAGAAGTGAATTATCTGTACAGGGCATGGGTTCGTCATGCGGTTCACTTCATCTAAATTTAGTTACTTCCCTTCGACTGCCTCCAAGCAGTCTTTTTTTTTGCTTTAAATATTGCATTACTTATAAATATGATTTACTATAGCGAATATAGATAGGGAGAAATGAAATGCTTTTAATCAAATCAATATGGCTTGCATTGGTAGATGTTTTTAATATGTTTAAGCTTTCGCATAAGTTAATTGCTGAGTTGCTAGTGGCATTGGCTCATGTGTTTATGGGTTTGATGGGTATTGTTTCTCTTGTCTTGAGTGTGGTTTTATTTCCTTTAATTGTGGTAAGAAAATACAAGGTATTGAAAAATGAATCACCAAAAAGAATTAAGGGTAAATCTAAGGGTGTTAAAGTACGCGGCAACAGATTTGCTTAGAGGGTCGGCATTGGTTTTATATCATGCTGTGATGATTGGTTTTAATTGGTTGAGGGGTAAGTGATGGATATTATTAAAGCAATTAATGCTCAAGAAGAAAGAAAGATGTTTCTTGGCTCACTTCTTAAAGTTGCAGTTGAGGATATGAAAAAACCAAAGCGTAAAACAGCTAAACAACAAGTGAAAGAAGCAAGAGAGAAGCTTATTCAGGAAATATTGGCAGAGCTTAGAAACCATAGAAGGAACATTCCAGCGGAATGGGAACGCGGTTTTAACTCAGCAATCTCAGTTGTTGATAATTTTAAGAATTAGGAGATTAAGAGGTGATCTATAAATTTTTAAAGAAACTATTCTGCCGACATGAGTGGATAGTGGAAGAAAGTAATTTAACTGGCGATACTTTTAGGTATTGTGAAAAGTGCGGGAAGTGGGAGGTGGCAGCATGACAGATTTGAATAAGGAAAGTGAGGCTTTTTTAGGGTTTCTTAGAACTAAAGGTGTAGTTAAAGTTGGCTGGAATAGTTTAGGCGTTTTAACAAACCTAGTCCGTGAAGCTGGATGCACTCTTAGCTATAACGATATTGAACTAATGCAAGAAGTTTGGATGGAAAAAGCCAAAGCTCAGGCGGTGCCAGAGGGTTATGTACTAATGCCTAAGGTTCCATCGGAAAAGATGTTCCAAGCATACGAACGATATTCAGTCGCGCCGATGTCGACGCTAAGTAAAACTGGATATAAGGCAATGGTTGAAGCAGCAGGTGATCAAAATGAAAACTCTTAAAATTACTTGGCTTGATGCTTGCTCTAATTGTGGTTTTGGCGACTATGCAGAAGTAACAACTGAACGTGGCATTGGGTGCTACTTGTGGGATGGGGACAAGGTTCAGTGTCCTAATTGCAATCACAAGGGTGAAATAGAATGTGATTCAGGGGTTGTCTTTGTCAATTGGTATGAAGTTGAAGAAGCAAGCGAATCGGGAGCTGAACAATGAGCATAACTCTTAATGGTCACCAATTAAAAAGCCTTCTCGAATTTGTAAATCCAGATGGTGAAAATGATTTAGATCAACTTGAAACTGAACTAACTATTAAATTTTTTGAAGATGGGCACAGTGGCAAAGGCTATTACTTTTGGATGACCGAATATCCAGAGGAAGGCAGCATGTTGTTGGATGTTGAATCGGGAGCTGAGGGATGAAGTTTAATTTAGATAAAACGGATTATATTTTATATCCAGAATCAATATATAAAAGCAAGGTTAGATTTACGCTATTTGCTGGTGTGTATTGGGTTTGGTGCTTAGTTTGGTTTTTGATTGCTATTTTTAAAATTGCCATTCTGCATAATTATTTAAGTGGGTTGTGGACTGGCGTTATTAATTTGATGTGTTTGTTTGTTGCAACACTATTGATTGAGGATTTAATTAATGACCATTGAAGAAATTAGGAAGAGATCTCCAAAGGATGCGACGCATTATCTTGAGTTGGGAAACAGGGGCTTGATATTTTTCAAAGCAAAATGGCTAGACATTTTTGTTTTAGATAGCCGTGAAGGGTGGAGAAAAATAGATAAGTTTTCTAGTGTTAAATGGCTTTTTGGTTGGTGGTACAACGATCCAGATGGTCTTTATGTTTATAGAATTAAACCGCTTTAACGCGGTTTTTCTTTTTGTGGTATTATTTAAACTTAACAAAATTTATGGGTAGTAGCATGATTGATTTTCAGGATATTGATTGCGGAACTAGTGATGATTTTATCTCTTGGGAATATTCTCAAGAAGGGTCTGTTGGTGTTGGAATTTTAGAAACTAAAGATTTAAAAGCTCAAATTTGCGTTGAAGGAAGTTGGGTTTATGTTTGTATTGTTGAAGATGAAGGAACATATAGAACTGTAAACAATACTAGCATTACAAAGCTTAAGCCCATAGAGGTTTTCAACAAAGCATTTAAAGACCGAAAAAAGCAAATGGAATTAATTTAAAAAACAAGCCCTCTTATGAGGGTTTCTTTTTGTGGTATGCTATAGAAAACTTTTGTTAATTTTGGGAGTGGGTTATGGGTGAGGTTGGTAGACCTACTAAATATAAAGAAGAATATGCAGAGCAAGCATATAAGCTGTGTTTGTTGGGGCATATTGATGACGAGCTTGCAGACTTCTTTGAGGTTGATGTATCAACAATTCATAGATGGAAGCTTGAACATGAAGAGTTTCGCGACTCCATAAAAAAAGGTAAAGAAATCGCAGATGGCAATGTGGTTCAATCTTTATATCATTTTTTTCAGGATACTTAACTTTTGTTCCATTCTTTTTAGTTAGGTAGTGCTCAGTTCTTTTTACTTTCCCACAATCACTGATCAAATAATTAGGGAATTTTGAAATAGGTTTCCAATTCATAATATAACTCCGCTTCATCCTTTGGAATTATATCACACATTAATCCTTTTCAAAAAGATCTGGAATAGGTATTGGCTTAACTTCAATAGAACCCTCATGCTCTGTGACTTGCTTATCACGCCACTTTTTAGGCTGTCTATTCTTGAGCCAAAATATTGCGCTTGTTGCATCTGGTGGATAATGTTTGATATAAGGTGTTTCGATAATTTCACCTTCATACATCTTAATATCAATATCAGGAGCTTGATAACCAATAGCACGATGATATAAAGATTGAACCACATTGCCATCTGCGATTTCTTTACCTTTTTTTATGGAGTCGCGAAACTCTTCTGTTGAAGATGAAGGAACATATAG